CACTCCGGAATCTAGAACAAGAGATTTAGAAGAAAAGGCTTTTGGCTTAGCTAGTAAAAATCGTCTTAAAGAATTATTACCAGAGGATTCTTATCAGGTCCTCAAAACTGAAGTATCTAAAAACGGAGAAGACATGAAAGGAAAATTTGGTCGTATTCTAGGCGACTTCCTAATAGGCAAAAAACGAGTTACTGAATATCTTATAGAGGAAGGACATGCAGTACCGTATCATGGTCAAAGTAAAGATGATGTTCGTGAGCAACACTTAATAAATAGGAGTAGACTATTAGCCGAAGGCAAAGTAGTATTATAAGACAAAAATTATTTAGGGAGAAATAAATGTCAGAAAAAGATTTGGGGCAAGGGTTAGAGGCTCTTGAAGACGGTATTGAAGATCTTAAAAATAAAGAATTTAAGATTTTTGGTATCAAAGTTACTGCTGTTACAGCAGGTGCGGCATTTGGTATTGTATCTACTGTGCTAGGTTTTTTATATGGAGCATTTACAGTGTATAATGATTATATGGACATGCGAGAAATGATTACTTCGTATGTAGCTCCAGATCTTTCTGGCATTGAACAGCAAATGTCTGTGCTTCAGGAACAAATGAATGCAACAGAAGATGCTGTGTTACAAGCTACTGATTATACTCGTCAAATTAGAAATGACCTAAAAGATGACGTTGGTAGAGTCGAGCGTCTTGTTGATCGTATTGAAGACAAAGTTAACGAAGTTGAAGTTGAAACTAGAGAAGTAATTGATATTGCAGATCAAAGATTTGATAACAAACGTGATCAGCTTTATGCAGATACAGATCGAAAAATTGCTGAACTAGAACAACGTCTTAATATGAAGATACAACTAGCACTAGATAATCCTTTAGCCAACTAACTACTGTTAGAATACACAGACTGATTCTGATAAATATTAAAAAGATCAGGAAGGTGACCTAATGGCAGTAGTTCAAATCTCTAAGATACAAGTCAGACGAGGACAAAAAAATCAAGGAACTGGCATCCCACAATTAGCTAGTGGTGAGTTTGGGTGGGCTGTTGATGCACAAGAACTATACATAGGTAATGGCGCTGTGAGCGAAGGGTCACCAGCTGTTGGCAACACACAAATACTTACCAGCACTACTGATATATTTTCTTTAGCAGCTTCGTATGAATATCAAAAAGACACAAATTATATAACGACAGATACACCTCGTACGTTGCAAAATAAACTTGACGATTTTGTTACAGCAGCAGACTTTGGAATGTCTGGAGAGGTTACGCAAGACGCTACTGAAAAACTACAAACAGCATTAGATCAATTATACTTAAATGTAGATAAAACATCAGAAAACAGTAAAGTGACTCTATACTTTGCACCTGGTGTATATTCAATATCAGATACTATATATATTCCTCCCCAAGTAAATCTTGTAGGTGCAGGAAAAGATAAAACTATTATACGTAACAGTTCAGCAAATGCTACAGCTTTTATAAGTGTAAATGCAGATAGCTCGATTGGCTCGTATGCAGATCATTCTACAACCACCACTGGCAATCAGTGCTCAAGAATTTCTATAAAAGATTTAAATTTAGAAACAACACAAACAAATAATCTTTTACAACTAGATAGTTGCAAAGATAGTGAATTTAGTAATGTTGTATTCAAAGGTGCGTGGGATGTAGGCACAATAGCTTCGACAAATTGTGCGTTAGTATTAAACAATTTAACATCTTCTGTGACCTCTAATAATTTACATTTTTATAAATGTGATTTTGATAATTTTTCTTATGGTGTTTACAGCGATTGGGACGTAAATTCAAACGCATGGAACGAGTGTAAATTTAGTAATTTAGGCTTAGGCTTAGCTTTTGGCACTGGACTTACTGTTCTAGATTCATTACTTAATAGTGGTAAAAGAACAGGGGCCCGGTCAAACGAAATAGAAAATAGTATATTTTCTGATATTAGCAGACAAGCAATACATTTCAAATTTGGTAACTCTAACATAAGCAGAAATAATACATTTTTACAAGTAGGCAACGAGCAAGGTGCTGAATTCGAACCGTTGTATGCAATTATTGAATTTGAAAAAGAAAATAATTTAAGCGACAATGACAGTTTCTCACGTACAGAAGTATTAGCTAATACAACATCTAATTACACATATGCATACATAGGAGAAATCAAAGGCCGAGTATCAGCAAATTATAGAGATGTGTTTTATAGAAATGATATTATTCCTACAACTATTGCCCAGACAAAGCTTAGACTTCCAGCTGATACAAGTTCATCTAAATCGTCACATTACATTGTAGATTATAGTCTTACTAGCCTTGTATACAACAGTACTAGAAGAGGCAGTTTACATGTGATTCACAACAGCACATCAGAAACAGTTGCTTTTACAGATGAATATGATTATGTTGGTGATGCAGATAAAGAAACTAGTATTCGTTTCTCAACAGGTCTTGCTAACGTAGACGGTGATGGTATTAACGAAACTATCAACGTACAGATAACAAACAACATGCCGTCGGATGATCAAACTGAATTGCGTTACCAAATTAAATTACTAAAATAGTAGCAGTTTGCCATTATAACATATTTTAACTAAATTCAAAATCTAGATACATAGTATACTTAAAGAAAAAGTTGACTAGAGCGTCAAAAAAGCTTATAATATATAAAAATTTGGAGTTGCTATGAATCGAGATATATTGATTATAAAACGTGATGGTTCTCGAGAACCACTCGACATCGAAAAAATTCACTTTGTTGTCGAGAATGCTTGTAACGGGCTAGCCGGAGTGAGTAGTAGCCAGGTAGAAATGAATGCAAACATTCAGTTTTATAACGGTATGTCGACAGGAGAAATTCAAGAAGTACTAATACGCAGTGCAAGTGATCTAATTAGTTTAGAAGCACCTAATTATCAATATGCTGCTGCAAGACTGTTAAGTTACGGCTTGTATAAGCAGGTCAATGGACAGTACGAAAGTATGTCCTTGCAAGAAATAATCGAAAAAAATATACAAAAGGGTGTATATGACAAATCTATTTTAGATCTTTATTCTACAGAAGAAATAGAAAAACTTAACAGTTATATTCATCACAAGCGTGATGAGAACTTTACTTACGCTGGTTTGCGTCAAGTAGTAGACAAGTACCTAGTACAAGACAGATCAAGTGGTGAAATTTTTGAAACACCACAGTTCATGTACATGATGATCGCAGCTACACTATTTGCGAATTATCCAAAAGAAACAAGACTGCAATATGTTAAAAGGTACTACGATGCGATTTCTCTTTTCAAAGTTAACATTCCTACTCCCGTTATGGCAGGAGTTAGAACGCCGCTTCGTCAGTTTGCAAGCTGTGTGCTTGTGGATAGTAACGACACTTTGGACAGTATCTTTTCTAGTGATATGGCTATTGGCAGGTATACTGCTCAACGTGCTGGTATTGGTATCAATGCTGGCCGCATACGTGGTGTTAATAGTAAAATCCGCGGTGGAGAAGTTGCGCACACTGGCGTGGTTCCGTTCCTAAAGAAATTTGAATCTACCGTACGCTGTTGTACACAAAATGGTGTACGTGGCGGAAGTGCTACTGTTCATTTCCCATTTTGGCATCAAGAGATAGAAGATATTCTTGTGCTGAAAAACAACAAAGGCACAGAAGACAGTCGTGTTCGTAAGCTAGACTATTCAATTCAGCTTAACCGCACAATGTACGAGCGTCTACTCAAGGGCGGTGATATCACACTATTTTCCCCGCATGATGTGCCGGGATTATACGAAGCATATTTTGGTGATGCAGATGAGTTTGAAGCTCTGTATACCAAATATGAAAACAGTCGAGTGCCAAAAAAGAAAATTTCTGCAATGGAACTGTTTTCAGAGCTGATTAAAGAACGTGCTGAAACTGGCCGTATTTACATTATGAATGTGGATCACGCAAACACTCACAGTTCGTTCTTAGACCTAGTATTCATGAGTAATCTGTGTCAAGAGATTACGTTGCCAACTACTCCGCTAGAGCACATTGATGATCCAGATGGTGAAATTGCGCTGTGTATTCTAAGCGCTATCAATGTAGGTGTTATTAACGAGCTTAGTGACCTTGAGTCTTTATGTGACTTAGCAGTTCGTGCACTTGAACAGATTATTGACTATCAGAAGTACCCTGTCAAGGCTGCTGAGATTTCTACAAAAGCTCGTCGTTCTCTAGGTATTGGATATGTAGGTCTTGCTCACTTCCTTGCTAAGAACAAAGTATCATACGAAGACAACGAAGCAGCACAGCTAGTACACAAGCTAAGTGAAAGCTTCCAGTACTACTTGCTCAAGGCATCTAACCAACTAGCACAAGAGCGTGGCGAGTGTGAGTATTTTGATCGTACAAAGTATTCTAAGGGCATCCTTCCGATTGACACTTATAAAAAGGACGTAGACGAAGCAATTGGCAATGTAGAACTAGAGCTCGACTGGAATGCACTACGTGAAGACATTGCAACTTGGGGACTCCGTCATAGTACACTTTCGGCACAGATGCCAAGTGAAAGTTCTAGTGTAGTGTGTAATGCTACAAACGGCATTGAGCCGCCACGTGGTTACTTAAGTATTAAGAAAAGCAAAAAAGGACCACTTAAACAGATTGTACCGCAATTCCAAAGTTTAAAGCAGCATTACACGCTGCTATGGGAAATGCAAGGTAACGAAGGCTACATTAAAATTGTAGCTGCTATGCAGAAGTTTTTTGACCAAGCAATTTCTGCAAATTGGAGTTATAATCCATTACAGTACGAAAATAACGAAGTACCGATGAGTGTAATGATGCAAGACTTACTAACAACTTACAAGCTAGGTTGGAAAACAAGCTATTATCAAAACACTTATGACTACAAAGTTGATCCAAGCGAAGTAATGGATGAAGAAACAAAAATCGACGAAACAATAAATGTTACATCGTCCCAACCCGAAGAAAATGAAATGTGTGAGGCATGTGCAATATGAGCAAGACTGTATTTAATCAAGAGAAAGTAGACTTTACTAAACAAAATATGTTTTTTGGTGCCGAGCAAAACACTCAGCGTTACGATGTGTTTAAGTTTCCTGTGTTTGATAAATTAAATCAAACTATGCTAGGATATTTTTGGAGACCGGAAGAAGTTAGCTTACAAAAAGATCGAGCAGACTACGCAAACTTTAGACCAGAACAAAAACATATTTTTACAGCTAACTTAAAGTATCAGACTCTACTTGATTCAGTGCAAGGTCGCGGGCCATGCCTTAGCTTCTTGCCTCATGTTAGTATTCCTGAGTTAGAAGGCTGTATTGTTACTTGGGACTTCTTTGAAACCATTCATTCACGTAGCTATACACACATCATGAAAAACATTTATGCTGATCCAAGTGAAGTGCTTGACACTATTCTCGAAGACGATCGCATTATTGAACGTGCGGTAAGTGTGACTAAAAACTATGATGCGTTTAACGAAGCAAGTGACAATTGGTTCCACCACAAAAAAGGATCTATGCGTGAAGTAAAGAAAAAACTTTACTTGGCCATGATGAACGTAAACATTTTGGAAGGCTTACGTTTCTATGTGTCATTTGCATGTACTTTTGGCTTTGGTGAACTTAAAATGATGGAGGGCAGTGCTAAGATTATTTCGCTTATTGCTCGCGACGAGGCGCAGCATCTAGCATTAACTACGCATATTTTGAAACTATGGGCACAAGGCAAGGACGATCCTGAAATGGTAGACATTGCGAAAGAATGCGAAGAAGAAGTGTATGATATGTGGCGTGAATGTGTAGCGGAAGAAAAAGCATGGGCTACTTATTTGTTTAAGGACGGTTCTATGATCGGACTAAATGAAACACTTCTACATCAGTATGTAGAATACATTGCTAATCGTCGTCTAAAAGCAATTGGTTACAATGCTATTTTTGATGCGCCGATCAATACAAATCCACTTCCGTGGACACAGCATTGGCTAAGTTCTAACACACTTCAAGTCGCTCCGCAAGAAACTGAAGTTGAGTCATATATTGTAGGTGGTATTAAACAAGACGTAAATAATGACATGTTAAAAGGATTTAAATTATAATGCTTATTGAAGCACCATTCAAAACAGGAGACACTGTGTCTCTAAAATTAACTAGTGGCGAAGAAGTTGTAGGTAGATTTGATACCTCTGCTGATGGTAAAATCACATTAATAAAACCATTAATGATGGTAGTACAACAAAACGGAATCGGCCTTGGTCCATTCATGTTTAGTGTAAGCCCAGAAACTAAGTTTCAGTTTAGAGAAACAGCAGTAAGTTGCATGGCTAAAACAGAAACAGAAATAGCAAAACAATACACACAATCAACAACTGGTATTGCATTACCATAAGAAAGGATAGGTTATGGATGTTGTAATATGGAGTAAAGCTAACTGCGGTTATTGCGAGTCTGCAAAGACAATGTTTAAGTCAAGGAATATTGCCTACACTGAAAATAAAATAGGCGATACCCACACTCGAGAACAACTGTTAGAAGCAGTTCCTGATGCAAAAACAGTGCCACAAATTTTTATTGATGGTAATTTAATTGGAGGTTATCATCAATTGGATAATTACTTTAACCAAAAGGAGAATGTAGAGTGAATTTACACGAACAAATTGTTCACGAATTTAATTCGTACTTAAAAGAAGCAGAATTATTTGACGAAAAAGATGTCAAAGCTGCTGCGGTACGTGCTCGTAAAGCTCTTGGTGAAATTGGCAAATTAGTCAAAGATCGCCGAAAAGAGATACAAGAACGTAAAAATGACCTATAATTGCACGTTATAGGCGATAAATAATATGTGTAAACTAAATAAAAACAGTTTTTTAAATGGAGGGAAAACCAAATGAAAACTATTATTGCAACCGTAGCTGCTGCTGCGGCTATTACTGTTGCTGGCGTTGCTAGCGCACAAGAACTAGGCAACGGTGGCGGAATGAGCCCATACGTTGGTATTGAACACGTGACTCGTCCAGGAACGGGTTGGTGGGACGGCGATGCTTCTACTGAAATTACTGTAGGTGCTACTGCTGATCTGCCATGGGGTTTAGCTCTAGACGGTTCTGTTGGCATTGTTAACAATACCGACGCTAATGGAACATACCTACCAGCTGGTACTGACGACTCTGCTTGGGATCTAGGCGGATTTGGCATCGGCGGCGCTGAGGTAACTGTGTCTTATGAAATGGCAAATGGACTAGAAATATACAGCACCACAGCTTTTGATGATGCATGGGATCGTACAAGCACATCTGTTGGCGCTACATGGTCATTCTAATATAATTAATAGTTGACTTTTCAAAACTGCTCCTTTATACTTTAAACAGCTGAAGGAGCAGTTTTTTTATGACTATGTCATTGGCCAAGGGCCTTACTACAACAAACACTAAAAAACGTAAGACTCGTGGTCTTACCAAACATGATAGTGCTGCGGCAGCCGCACATGACAAATGGTTGCGCAAAATGGGCACACACCCTGATCAACTCAAGGCTCGCAAGAAGA